TACCTAATGCACTTGTCGCAGTATCCTCAACATAAAACTTTTTCATATTAGGAATGTAAGTTTCTCTTGAGCCAAAAGCAATGTTGCTAACAGCTGGTGAAGTATCTGTAGCATCACGCCATAGGGTCGCTTGCACCAAGATATAACCCTTTTCGGCATCATGACTAATGACTGATATGTCTGATCTGCCCATCGGATAATTGGCAATAAACCATTTGTTTAGCGTTGCCACATCCTCATAGTCCTCTAGATTAAATGCCATTATTGATCCCAACTTTCATCTTTGACTGCATCGAGGACAGTTTTATAGACAGCACCATAGGCGATGAAGTCTTTGATTGAGTCATCGTGATCTGGTGTTTCTGTAAGCCTAGAAACCTTGACAAGTGCCATGCACAATGCTGCTTGGTGTGGTGTGATTGGGAAATCGAGATAAGCAGACCACAAACCTGCAATTCTTTTGTGATTGTAAAATGGGTGTCCATAGACACTTCCGCGTTGGTGGAGCGTAGTAATGATTTCATCAAACAATGCCTCAGTTGAACTTTTCATAATCAAAAACCTCATCACTCTTTCGCTTATTTTCTATCATGCGCCGGTGCATATCCCAACCATCTTTTCGACCACGCCAGTAGTGTGTGCTTTTAGCGTTTTCTAATGATGAATAATAAAACATGATTGCAAACGCACTCATGAAAAAAATCCATGCTGCTGTATATGTGCTCATTTTGTTGCCATCTCCCTTATTGCTTTTGGCATCGCAACCGGATTTCGGTCATCGATTACTGTATAGGTTGATCCTGACGGATGGATTGATGGTGCAGCAGCAACATAACCCTTCCATTTAATATCAATCCCATTGTTTAACTTACCTCTAAATACATCGGATTTATCTGCTAGGTAATAAAGGTGCAAGCCATCACCGGTTTTAACTGTATAAGTAGGCTCAAATTCAGACAGCAACTCACCACCATTTCGGTAGTCAATATCAAATACCACCAAACCTGATTGATAACAGGCTATCCCTAGATTGATGTCTTGGTCATAATCGAACCAAAAGTTAATAAGTTGCTTATCAGTTGATGCTGACAAGTAAGCGCGTTGCGCTAGATCAAAATGCGGATCTTTTTTGCGTGGTAAAAGCGGCATTACTGACCAGCCACGATCAGCATAATCTAATGCCATTTTGCGATTGGTTTGAGATATCAGTTTCATGCTGATACCTGAATCTCAATAACTAGGCAATCAAGACACAATTTTGAATTGCCTTGAGTTTGCAAGCGTTTTCTTAAAGCGTTGCAGTTAGTGCATTTTTGCATTTTATTGCTCCCTACCAGCAAATCCGTCGTTTGCTGATGGGTTAAGTGTGGCAGTTGTCAAGCATGCCTACAAATAAATTACCGGCGTGTTAGATAACGATTAGATAACGATCTATAACCTTGAATAAAAGGTTTAGAGTACGCCAATACCCTCAAATTGATCGATATGGTCATCAATCGTACGATCCCTATAGTCGGTTTCAAGCCCCATAATACCTTTTATTGTAGCGGAAAGATCCGTCATGATTTACTGGCACTAATTCAACTGAATGCCCACCCTTGCCGAAGGTCATGACCACGAATCCCATGTTCCAGTCTGCTGAGGCGTACTTGAGATATGAGGCTTTGTTTTTCATATCCATCAAATGACCTGCCTCGATGCCCCAAATCGTTGAATAACGGCCGTTTAAGCCAGTTTGATGGCGAGTAGCACCCTGCCTATGGGTATGGCCACAAACTACGCTATTACCCCACTTTTTGGCAAGATTTAGGGCAGTTATACCAGCATGCTTAGACATGACCCCTTCATCACCATGGGCTAAGAAAAACCCACGCTCAAACTCATAGGCTCGCTTATGGAATCTAATTCCTAAATCTGAATAAGCCATGAACTTTTCAAACACTAACTCAGGCAATCCTAGGAGGGATGGCGCACCTTTGAGCAATGTGGTAAATAGTCGATCGGTGTGATTGGATCTGATGATATCGGTAGTTCCTAGATCAAAAAGAATGTCTTGAGCAATTGATCTTTCCTCATGTAATGATTCTGCAAATTCTGTTTTTGTTCCCTTTACCCAACGCGACTGGGAAGTCATATCCAGTTCATCACCAACATTTAATACAAAATCAAACTTTTCATGCTTGCTCATGCGGATTAGATTAGATACTGCTTTTGGATGGTGAAGTGGAATTTGTAGATCTGGCGTTATTAAATACCTGCGGTTGGCTTTAATCGTCATCCTCATCGTCAGTTGGATCTATTGATGGGATGATCCCACCATCGCCTACAATCCAATCAGGGAATGTTTTATGCTCTGTCATAAGCCAAAAAGCATGTTCAGGCGTAAATCCTGCTTTCCTTGCTGCTTTATAGCAAGAATGTAAAGCGATGTAATGTTGATCTATCTTTGACAATGGCTCATGAGATTGGCGAACAACGCGACGATTGATCTTTTTTCGTTTATTAGGTTTTCGTGTGTTCGCCATGGCAGAAATTATCGCTTACTAATTAAAACAAAAAGATCATCGACACGCTGTTCAAGTCTAGAAATTTGATCCTTCATTGATGAACCGGAATTCGGTTTTAATTCTGAAAGATAGGATTTAATAACCCAACGCAGACCCATCAATAAAGTGGAACATACGGCGCATACGCCAACGGCGATAGCGACCCAATCGTTTGCTGTCATTTCGCATTAAGTCCATAATCAGCCTCAGATCCGGATTTAGGATCTAGTGCCTTGGCTAATGGTGCAACCAACGCTCCAGCCAATACTGCTAACTCTGGTCGAATATCAGCCACAATCGCTAATGCGACAGTTATGCCTGATGCTGCTACTGCGCGTAGGTATGACTTGATCGCTGCCTTATGTTTATTTGTTAGTTTCATGCCTTACCTCCGATTAGTGGGATGTCGAAAAAATCTGAATTGTTGTCTTGATCTTTTTTGAAACTGATGTGTATGTGGTGATTGTGTTTATTGATGCCTTTGTATTTTCTCCAACGCCAACCCAAGATCGGCGAAGCAATTTTCTCTTGGTGAATTACATAACTGATGCGCTTAGAGGTTTTCCCATATTGTCGAATTTGATCTGCCAAGTATGCTGAAAGCCTTTTGTCGTCAGAAAGCCGAGCGTCAATATCAATTGCTCGCACACATCCTGTTGCATCTGGGTTGTGATCGGATTTTCGTGCGCTATGTCGAGAATCACCAATCCACCCATCAGATTTACGCAAACGCTCTGGGAAGCAATCATCCACTTGCTCTCTAAATTGAACAGCAGATTTTGATAACCAAGGTTTCATTAGCCAAGCAAAACTTGAAGTTCATCGGCAGTCAAACCAAGACGATCAGCAATGGCTTGGCGTGCTGCTGCTTTTGCATCTGCTTCTTTTTGTTCAGCCAATTGTTTTGCTTTATTTGTTTTGAATTTATCAAATTCATCATCAGTCATTTCTCTGTCAATGATTTCATCGGTTTCAACATTGTGTATTTTGATTTTTGGATTAGCCATTATTTGATACCCCATAACTTAACAGTTCCGGCAGAAAAAGTTCCGCCGCCTTGTGTTATATTTATTGATGAAATTGTGTGTGCAATTCCAGAACTTCCATCAGTTCCGAATGCAGCAAACTTTCTTAATGCTGGGGCTGCTGAGGTGTATGAGCCAATATATGAAAATGAATGATTTATAATAGATGATGAATAATTAAAAATAGTTAATAAAAATCCATTTTCACCATTAGTTCTTAAAATTGTTGTTGGTGTCTGCAAATCAGAGCCTCCAGCAACTGAACCAGCAGTTCCATCATTTAGGAAAGTGTATTGCATGTCTGAAGCAGTTCCAAAATCAAAAGTTAAATAACCATTTCCAGTATTATTTGTCATTCCTTGAATTTGAATTTGTAAATTTGTATAAGTTGATGGAATTGAAGAAAGTGTTATCGTGCTGCTTCCAGATAAATTTGTTGTAGATATTAAAGTCATACCTCCGCCACTTGCAGCAGGAGCAGCCCAAGTTGGCACACCACCAGCAACAGTTAAAACATTTCCAGTTGAACCAATTGCAAGTCTTGTGTTTGTGTTAGCGGTAGATGAACGATATTCAATATCGCCAAGAGTTGTTGATGGGTTTAGATTCTTAGTGGTTGTATCAACTGAAGTGCCAAGGGAGCGGATCGCTGATGCGCCATCCTTGACTAGTCCGGTGTCATCCGGTGTTGTCCAGCCGTAATTTGTAGTGGTTGCCATTTTTCTCCTATTATCAGGCTACGATTGTAGCGTATTCCCATGTCAATGTATTGCTTAAAGTGTTCCAAGCCTCGCCAACCGGAACTGTGTTCCAGCGCATTGCCACCTGACTGAAAGCAACTGGCGAAAGGTTGATAGTCAGGAATAATTCATTGAATCGGGTGCTCCATTTCCAGCCCTCAACATAACCCTCAAATTCTCCGGCTGAAATCTGAGTAGGTAGGTTTTGTATGTTCAAAGGCTGACCCATAAATATGCTTAAAAGATTATCTCGATCGCTATCATCCATTTCTGGATTGGTTATTGGGAAAGTAATGGATTGGAATACTGGCAATGGAAAGGCACGCTGGGCAATATAACGATCAGCAACCGCTTGAGCATCTACGGCTGAATGAATGGTCGAGTTGATGTTTTCGGATTTATAGCCGTATAAAGCAATTGATGATGCGCTTGTTGCGGTTTTCTGTGATCCAAAATTATTACCATAATTTATATATACATCATTACGAATGTCGCCTGATCGTGTAATGGTTGATAAACCTTGACCCAACGCATGATTGGCATCTAAATCAACATAACCATTTGCTAAAAGATAAGTTTGTCTGTGATCGGCATCAGCATAAGCAATATCTCCATTATTGGATTCATATAAATATCCAAAAGCACTATTGGCAATTAGGCTTGCAATATTGTAAATAGTGTCAGGATCGGATGCGCGATTTTCCATTGTGTATAGCCCCGGCTGGTCAATTTCACCAAGTCCTTGATTTCCAGCAGTAGCCCATGTTTCAGTTGCATTATATGTTGCCCAAGTAGTCGATGATGGAACATCGTTCCAAGCAGCAAGTAAAACGCTAGACAGCAAATCATAAATCTGATTTCCATCCTCATCCTGCGATATTGTGCCGGTGTAAATTTCTTTTGCTAATTTAACTAATGATCCCATTGCGAGAATTGTGTAATTAACAATTGTAGCCTTTGATCCAGTCGCACCGACTTCAACAGTTAAATCTGTAATATCCCCACCAAATAAATTAACATAAGATCCGGAACTGTTTTTGACTTGCAAACTCAAACTATCATTTAAGGCAAAAGGTAATGTTTGACCAGATAAAGCAACTAAATTGATTTGCAAGTATGAGGGATTGGGTTGGCTATAAATATCGTCGCGACCTGCCTGATGGGCAATATCAGCAATAGCGATATCTGTGTAATCAACTCCAGCGACTGTGAGTTTCCAGTCAGGCGACCAAACTGTCATCAGCCACCCTTAATGCCTGAATTGTATAACTGTGGAACCGATCTTTGTGCGCTCTGATTTAAGACTTTAGCAACGGCTCTTGCTGATCCTTCAGGATCTACTGATTGAACTGTAATGTTGTTTACTGTTGTTCCACCTCTTGCTGCTCCGGCAGCCAATTGTTGTTGAGTGGCAGTTGATCCGCTTGTTGTTGCTTTGTTTCCAGATAATGCACTACTTGCAACTCCGGTTGCAATACCTGCGCCAGCCAATGCTAATGTTCCTGCAAGAATAGATCCGCCACCAGTAGCAAAAGCACCGGCAACGGCAGCAAGTGATGCTGCTGCTTGAATGGCTTTGAAGGCTGCCACCAATTCCATTAACGCTGTAATGTATGTATAAATTTTGCTGGCAACAAATACAAATCCAATAACCTTACCAATTTCAATGATTTGATCTTTTGCTTCAATAACTCGAATTCCAATGGTTCGAACTTGCTCGCCAAACTCATAGGCTGATGATTCGGCTTTATCTCCTTCAGCCTGAACTCCAGTTAATCCAGCCACAAACGCCTGAATATTAGGAACAACTGATGCAAGTATATAATCAGCAAGTTGCTTAAAAGTTGGCAACAAGGCAGTTCCTATTTGCTCTTTAGTTTCATTTAAGGCAATTTCTAATTGTCGGATCTTGAACTCAGCAGTAGTTGCTTCATTATCAATAAATCCTTTATATGTTCCGCGAAGGATTTGCATGATTTCATCATGAGATTTTGTCTTTAATGTGGCGGCATCTATTCCAAGTCCTAGTTTGCCTAATGCTGTATTTTGCCCATCAAAACTCTTTCCAAGGGCATTGGCTACCGCTTCAAGTGGCTTGCCTGTTGCAATTGATATTTCTTGAGATAGTGTTAATAAATCCTGAGCCTTGGCAACATCATTTGTGGATCTAATCAAGCGACCAAAAGCAGGTCTTAAAAGATCATCAGTTGTTGCAGTTGCAATTGATTGTTTTGTAATATACATATCAATTGAGGCAATTTGATCCTCAGTTGCCTTTGTGTTTGATCTAATAGTTTGTTCAAGGTTTCTGCGTGCTGCTTCATCTTGAGCAGCAGCCTTGGCTGAGGATACAGCAAACGCACCAACGGCAGCACCAACAGCAGCAAAAACCAATGCAGCCTTTTTGCCAAAATCACCAATTTTATCTGCTGAATCACTAACTACTTTATTGGCATCATCTAAACCTTTTTTAAGGTTATCAATATCTGCTGCGAGTGAGAGGGTTAAGGTTCTACTTGCCATCTGCAAACTCTTTTCTAATCTCTAAAATAATTTCCTCAAACTCTTTAATGATCTCTGGCTGCATGTGTCTTACTGTTGGGTAAATGAACCAACCTCTTGAACCTGATCCTTTTGGCATCGGCCCTGACCATCTAGGGAATTGAGGATAATTCTTTGAGCCAAACTCTGATGCAGCACCAATACCAACGCGACTGCCTTTTGGATCGTTGCGAGTGTTGAATTGTGTAGTTGCACCACCTGAAAACTTTTGGGAAGCAAAACCAAAAGATATCTCACCAAGCAATGAGGATTTCTTTACTTTACCGCCTTGAGCCACACGATCAGCAACCTTGCCTCTTGATGCAGCAATACGGCGAATTTCGTTTAACTCTCTTTGTGCTAATTCGCCAACTCGCTTTTTAGTTTCCTCAACTGCGATTTCGCTCATGTTTCTAATTACTTTAGCAAACTGAGCCAATTCTCTTTTGTCATACGCTATTAGAGGTTCGGTACTAGTTGCCATTCCGTTCCTCCAATATCTCGATCGCTGTTAAAATGTCCTCGGCTTCAACCCATTCGCTCATTGGTATTTGTGTGGCAATTGCCAACTCAACCAATAACCTGTTTAGGCTTCCTGCTGGGTGGCTTTTGGGTTTGCATCACCAACAATGACATCTGCTACTGTTTCCATCCAGATATCCATTGGTTTGATGGGTTTGGCTGAACCAAGTTCGCGCTTATGTGCATGATAAGCAAGAAACATAAGATCCCATATGCCAAGTTTTTCAGTTGCTTGCCCAATGGTATTTCCTGTCTGCTTTTCCCACTTAGCCCACTCAGGCGGTTGGGCTACATAAGTTGCTTGCTCGCCTGAGTTATATTCAATTGTGATTGGTAGTTTCATTTATTTGCTCCCGTTCTTAGATTTTAACTAAATGTTTCTGAAACCTCACCGCGTGCAACTGTGAAAGTGAAAGATACTGTCTGAGCATCTACACCTGAGCCACCTGCGGTTGGGTAAACTGGCAATACTGGAAACACAAATTGTGCGCCAGTTGCAGTTGTTAGTGTAATAGAAATTTCTGAGTTTGGTGCAGTATCGCATGCAGTCCAGATTGCTTCACAAACTGAACTTGTCTTGCCCCAATCCGCCAACATATCCAATTGGAATGTTCCAGAAACATTAACTACTTTATAGGCTTCCCCATCAAGTGTTTGGTAAGTTTGACGATCAAACTCTTTTGTTAGAACTGCATTAGTCGCCTGTGCTTCGATGTCTGTTCCACCTGTGAAAGACAACGAAATATCGCGACCGGTAATTACTGTGGTTGCCATGATTTCTCCTTATGCGGTTTGTGTATAGTAGGTGCTAACTCTGACATCTGCAATTAGCAGCGTGCTTGCTCCAACTTGACTAACTGTTGGTCTTTCGACCGAACTGACAACATATCCTGATGGAATAACTGCCAGAACACTCATAACTAACTGCTCGACATTGTCGAGCGATGCAGGATTGCTGTTATATGCAACTGCAACTGAAATAGTAAAATTTATTTTTGCATGGATTGTATTTTTGTTAATTGTTTCCAGTTCTAAGTAAGGTGAATCTGGAACAACAACAACTGCTGGTGGAATAACTGATTCTGGAACAAAACTGTAAACATTTCCCGCAACGCTAGATAAAGCAGTTGCTAAAGGTGTGCGAACCTGAGAAAGGATTGTTGAGGCTGGCATTTATTGAGCCATGCCTTCGGTATCCATATAACTACCCAAAAGCCCTACGCATTTATTGAATAATGATCGACCCATTCTAAATGGTGTGGCTGTAAAATCTATTCCTTCGATTTGTCCTCCACCGGCAAGTCTTGCTTGGAAAACTTCGACTGAAACTGTATAGACTGCTGATTGAACGGCTGCGTTTCCAACATAAGTTGATGCGCTAGATAAGGTAGCAGTTCCGGATGGGATGACATTAGCCGCGAGTATATTGGCATTAGTGATCGATGCTGAAAAGGTATATTGTCCAAGATTGTCTGCCAAGATTGTTCGTGTGCCGTTGTATGGTGTTCCGCATCCTGCGATGACAACTGATTGTCCTTCGGTAAATTCATGAATTCCTAGTGTAGTAAAAGTAGCGACATTATCTGTCAATGAAGTAGCCTGAATTGGGCTCTTGAATGAAACTAGCATTGGGAGAATTACTGTTTCGGCTGTATCAATAATTTGATCTAAATATGCGTCATTGTATAAGGATGATGACACACCAAGCACGCTTCTCAACTGTGTGGCTGTAATAATACTTGGCATGTCATCTCCTTTGTTTCTCCCTTAAGTGGATGCCTAGGATCGGGAGCAACCCTAGGCACTCAGTTAATTAATTAAGCAACCATCCATCGGTAAGCACCAGCACCAACCTTGGTAGCAAGTGCGCCGTAGCCGTAGTATGAAACCTCAATTTGACCATTTAGGGCAACATTGGTTTGTAGGCGAACGCGTGGGCTCTCATACCATGTGTATGAATCTGGATTAACAATCATGATTGTATTGTCGCCAGTTCCAGATAGAGCACGATCAACTCGGAAGTTCAATCCAAGTAGGTTTCCAAGTAGTCTGTTTGAAGCAAGATCACCGGCTTGATTGAAGTTGCCAATCAAATTCTGGTAAATAGGGCGACCTGTGTCTGCAAGGTTTTGAATTGCACCCCATTGCTGTGGTGAAACCAAAATGTTTTGTGCAACACCTAGGGTGTTTGTGTAAATTGAAACACCAGCATCAGATACGAAATCAAGCAAGTTGTCAGCAGACATTGTGCGGTTTCCGCCATCTGTTCCACCTGTTGCAAGACCATTAAGAACCGCATTGTCGGTTGCTAATGCGTAAGCATATTCCATTTGACGAACTAACTCATCAAAAAATGCTGGTGAGGAACGATCTAACAATTCAACTGAGAATGTTTGTCCTCCAGCATATTTCTTAACATCTACTGAAAGGAATGAGTTTGTCATGCCTTGCTCAACAATTGCATCAGCCTCAGTTTCAACTTGAACTAATGGAACTGCTGTAATTTTAGGAATTTCAAAAGTCATTCCTGCATCTGGTAGAACGCCGCGAGAAATAGAATCTACTGCTGGGCGATCTGCGTTTGAAAGTGGGTTGATGATCTCAGTCAATTGACGAGTTGGGATCAAACCTGCGTTGTTGCTAGTTGTATCATCCGCAGCGCGAACATACATCTTTGAATCATCATTTCCTAGTGCTGCTCGAACTGAGTGCTCTAGGTAAGTTGCTTTGCTTACAATTGGTGAGCGTGGCTTTGTGTAAGCAACTGGTTGATTTGCTTGAACTGCCACAGGCTCTGATTTCGCTGCTTCTACCGCTTCGGTTGCGATAGGAGCATCTGAAGTAGTATCAGACACTTTTTCCTCCTGTGTGGTTGTATCCTCGGCGGTTGCTTCGGAATTCTCTGGTGTATTTGTTGCAACTACGCGCTCAACTTTTGCTGATGCAATAGCCGGATCAGACACCAAACTGACTTCATGTAATGCGCTCTTTGAGATAACCATTGCGCCATCTTTGTTATCCCAAGCATCAACCATTACTCCAACGGAAAATCCATCGCGCAATCCTGTTGCTGCTTCCTCAAGTGCATCATCGGCTGCAAAAGTTTTAGCCAACTTAAATGTTCCTTCCAAGCCGGATTCATTTGCTGTAATGTCAATTAGTTTGCCTAATGGGCGAGTTTTGTCATGCTCTAAAAGTAATTTAACAGGCTTTGAAAA